GCTCACAAAAGTTGCGCACCAGGCGTCTGTGTATTTCACGGGGTAGCCTCGTGCAAGCGGTTTGTGACTGTTATAGAGGTCGATGATTTTTCTATGCGAGCCATTGCTTTCCTTGCATCCGAGATATTTCTCTGCAATCGAGACTACTTTGGCTCTCAGTTCTTTTTCTGTCATGGTATTACCCCCTTGTATTCCACTGCTTCCGTCGGGCAGCGTTCAGCGCTTTATACTGCGCGGCGACCTCCGCTCTCGAAAGCTTCTGAGGCGGCGACCCCTCCACATTACACACATTGATAAGGGTCAGCAGTCGGTTCAGATGCCATTTCTGGCACTCAAACGGGATACCGTAGGAGATCATCCAATAATAAATGACCTCTGCCGTGACGATTTTACGGCTTCCACCCTTTTTCTTTGCATTGGAGATGGTCGTGGCGGTCATCGGAGCGTCAATGTACTCCGTGACCGTCTTCAAATTTGATGGAGTGATCGCTTTATACACATTCGGGTCGACATTCTGTGTCAGTGTCATGCACCGGATGTAGTCGATCGTCTCTTCTATGGTCATCGCCTTGCGGGACAAGTAAGGCTTGTGCCATTTGGCTTCCCATTTTGAAAGAGAGACCAGCGAATGCTCCAACTGGAGCGTCTGCTCCTTGGTGTTGATAAAGTTTCCGACCCCGTCAAACAATTCGGTAGCCGGCACTGTGATCTTCAGCATCGCCGGTCCTCATTGTCATCAGTTTTCAGGAACGGCGGGAGCTTCGGCACTCTGATCGGCCGGGGCTGCCTTTTCCGTCTTGGGAGGAACGATGCCGTTGACGAACTCGCTCGCAGCCTTAGCGTCGGTTGCCAGCTCCATGAACAGGTTGCTGTACGCCTCGGTCTGAGCGAAGGCATCGCGGACTTCCTGGTTCTTGATGAATCGACGGCCATCCGGAGACTTCTCGCCGTAAGCGCGCAGAATGATGTCCTTGAAGGTCTCGATGATGACCTTGCCATTCTGCGCCGCAACGATGCGGTTGATCTGTTCAACGAGACCGCCCTCCACGGAGACCTCCAGCTCAGTCACCTCAGCCTGCGTCAGGTTGAAGTAAAAATCCTCCTTGCGAGTGGTACCGTTGTAGTCGGTATAAACGATAGTTTTCTTAAGCATGATGCTTTCTCCTTTCAAAAATTAAAGAAAGCGGAGCCCTCGGTGAAGAGAGCCCCGCTTTAGAAGTTCTTGTACCGTGGATCAGCCGGCAGCCTTCAGCAGCTCGATGACCTTCTCCGGCATCGGAAGCGTGGGTTCGGTGGCCTGGTCGCCATCGGTGCCGTACAGCATCTCCTCCAGCTTCGCGAGCTTGGCCTTGTCGGTCTTGGTGGAGTCGATGACCAGATGCGCGGTCGGCTTGAAATTGGGAACATCCACAGGCGTGGTGCTGATCTCCCAGCTCATGGTGGCAGCCTCGGGGCTGTCGTTCACGGTCTGGTTGTTCTTCTCAGAGGGAGAAGCCTGCGCACCGTACACCAGATGGAGCTTGTAGCCATAGTTCGTACCAACCGTATCGTTGCCGATCAGCGTGCGATAGCAGAAGCCGAACATCTTGCGATCCTGCTGGGCGATGGTGACACCCGGGGCGATCTCAGCGCAGCCGTTGCAGGCCTCGAACTCATCGGGATAGGTGTAAGCCTCGATGGTGGCGCCGAAATCCTCGGCACTCATCAGGTTCAGGTACTTGATGTTGTCCGCCCATACGGCATTAGGCTCGCCGCCGGAGGGGCTCTCGTTAACGGCGCTCAGGCCGTACCAGGGCACACCTTTGCTGTATGCATTGTCCTCGCCCATCGGGAACAGGACGCCGTGGTCGACGCCGGTCTCATACAGACGCTTGCCGGCTTCATCCCATTTGATCTTCATAGCTGTTTCCTCCTTGTAAGGTTAGAAATATAGATTGAACACATCATGGTTCAGGTTTTCTTTGGTATAGTGGCGTTCATGGCTGCACATCGGAAGAAGCGCGATCTTGCTTGGGATCTCGCTGTCAGGATTTCTGTAAATCACAGTCACCTGATACCGGTCGTGAAGTGCATAAGGCTGATTGTCAGCAAAAGTAGGTTCAATACGGCTGCGCTCGTAAACGATACAGTCATAAATCATTTCCTTGCTGGCTGGGGGCTGAAAGTACACACGGCACTTTTCGCCTCGGTCTGGGCATCCAAGAATGTCAGATAGCGTCTTCTGAAGAAGCAGTCTCTCCATTGTAGACACCTCCGATCGTCAGGATCAGTCTTGGATAATGGACTTCAACATTGGAGATCTTCCAATTTGCCCCCATAAAGCCAACATACCGCATTCGGTGGAAATTCTGGTTGGCAAACGGATCGGCGACTATGCTGATCTCATTCGCAACATTGATGTCGTCATTGAGCGTTTCCGATGACTGAAGACGCCTGGTGTTACGGGTCAAGTCTCCGAAGTACATCCGCTCCGTGATCTTTTCCACATATACACCAGGCGCCGTTTCCACCGTTTCAGCATAGCCTACCGGTCCGTAAAATTTTGCCATTTTGAATTTTCTCCCTTAGGTGCCGTCGTGACCGGTATCCTCGGTCTGGCCGGAAGAGGCCTTCACGGGCTCTTCCAGTGCGATAGCAGACCACAGTCTGGTCAGCGCGCCGGACAGACGAGTCTCAATCAGGTACTTCTCCTGGTTGAAGTCGATGTCGAACTGGTTGAAGCGGGTGATCTCGCCGCCCTTGGTAGAGCCGACGGTGTAGTCGCTCAGGTTGACGAAGATACCCAGCAGGTTATGCTTCTTGCCGGTCTTGTCGGTGCGGGCCAGACCCTCGAACTGCTCAGCAGTGTGCAGCTCATTGATGTTCAGCGCAGCAGCCAGATCAGCCTTGGAGTTGTAGATGCGGCGACCGTTGGTGTCGCGGGCCAGCAGCATCACATTCACCAGATGCGGCGTGCAGAAGAAGTCGGGAGTGCCGGTGCCCTTGAACTTCTCGCGGGAGTAAAGGGCAGCCGTGATGATTGCCTCGGCGTAGATGTAGTTCTCGCCGAAACGGGAAGCGGTGCCGGTACCCTGAAGCTCGTTGCGGGCAGCCTCGATGTCCACATCATAGTGGATGGTGTAGAGATTATCGTCATTCCAGATAGAACGGACATGCTCCTCAGAGATCTTGTGCTCATCAGCCTCATCGCGACCGTCACCGATCAGGATAGCGGTAGCGACCTCTTCCAGCAGCGTCTGACGCATCACACCGTACTGGTACTCGACCACATCGAAATCGGTGATGTCGATGATATCATCGCGGTGCATGGAGTCAGTGATGTAGATGGTCTGCGGATCGGTGGTGCGCTTCATCAGCTTCATGTTGCCGGAAGGAACCTTCTTCTTGCCCTTCTGGTAACCATGTGCGCGGATGTCATCACCACGGGCATCCATGTTGCGGGTGCGGATACGGCTGATGGGGCTCTTGTGGACCTTGTTCATGACCACATTGACCCAGCCCTGGTCACGGGTGATGAGCTCAGGAGCGCCGGTGCGCAGATCCTTATACTCGGGGAACAGGGCCTCGATGTCGTCGATACCGTGCTTCAGAGTATCGTTATGCTGCTCGGCGTAGAGCTTCATAGCCCCCTGAAGAGTGCCGACGCTCTTGAGCTTGGCGCTGGCGATGATCTCAGTCTGAGCGGAATGGCTCAGGGTGGTCGCCTGATTGTCCTCAGGCTTCTCGAAAACATTGTGTTTCATAGTCTTGTCTCCTCCTTCGGATTTGTCAGAATGTTCGATGTGGCCGTCGTCCTTCTTCTCTTCGCCATCATCGTCGTCAGAATCGCTGTGGGCCATAGCATTGGCGAGCAGAGCAACCACAACGGTCTTCTGCTTTTCGGTCAGGCTGTTGATGACATCTTCAATGGTGTCGCCGTCTCCGGTGTCTTTCTTGCCGTCATCAGCGGACTTCTTGCCGTCATCGGCAGAATCATCAGCTTTGCCTTCATCTGCATGGGCGAGCGTGATAGGTTCGTTGGCGCAGAAGATGACTTCCTGCTCAGCGCCCTCTCCATGAGCAAGATCGACAAAGTCGATGAATGCTCCGGGATTTGCACCGGCGACCACAAGGCTCAGCTCCTTGATGTCACCATGCATCACATTTCCGCCCTGCTGCTTCAGGCCGTTGGCATAGATAGACAGGGAATCCACATCTCCATGCTGCACGATCAGCTTAGCAGCCTTACCGGCAGCAGTTTCGTTGAATGTGCAGTAAGCGTAAACGCCATCCTCGCGGTTTTCCAGCAACGCATGGCCAAGAATATTGGTCGGGTCGTCATGCTGGTGATTCCATACGAGGGGAACGGTCTTTCCGTCGCAATGTGCAAACGCATCACGGCGAATGGTGCGGCCATCACTGCACACAAGGTCATTGCGCGTCGCCCAGCCGCTGAAGTCGTACTTAAGTTTCTTCTCCATTTTGATAGTTGTCCTCCTTCGGTGTTGATGCCGGCGTGCTTTCCGCCGGTGCGCTCAGATTGCTGTTGCGCAGCTCGTCCGCCTTTGGGTCGGAAGAAGGCTTCATGCCGATCTTCTGCCGGATCTCATTCGAGGTCATGACCTCATTGCGGGTGAACTTGTCAGTCATCTCAGCGATCTTATCGACAGGCACCAGCTTGAAGGGATCTCGGAAGAACAGGATGGACTGCTTTTGCGACCGAGCAGTTTTGGTGAGGAATTTCCTCTTAATCTCATCAACAATGGCAGAGAGGATTGGCTCAACGATTCGAGTCAGGTAGTTCTGCATCGTCTTATCATCGGCAGAGCCATCCAGAATGCCCTGGGTCAAACCTAACTGGCTGTAAAGCATACTCGTTAGGTATTCGATCTGGGACATCAGGTTGCTCTCGACGGGGCGATTCAGTTGGACCACATGCTCAGTTCCGTCAGTGTATGCAACACCGTATTTGGAGCTGGCTAACTGGTTCTCGATATCTTGTCGGCGCAATTCCGCCTGTTGACGACGTGCTTCTGTCTTGATGACATACGGCAACTGAATGATGAGGTTCAGCTTTCCGGAACTGTTCTGCTCGTCAATGGCGTCCAGCAGGTTCAGCTTTCGGATAAGCCGCTGCATCGTAGAGTTCGGTTCATTCATGACAGCATAGAAAGGATTCTCCACAATGCCGACGGTACTCTTGGGGACAAGAATATCCTCTTTCTCACCGCGCTGGTCATTGTAGACGCGAACCTTTACATGCTGCGGGAACCATTCAAGAATCTTGCCGGTCCGCATCGTCTCGATGTCAATGCCGCCGGTTTTCTCAGGATCAAAGTTTGTATCGACAGGGATGATAGCAACGCAGCCCTCGTCCAGCATCGACATAACAATGTCCTGCATAAAGGCCCTTCCGGTCTGGTCAACATTGGCTTCTACCGTTAAACAGTTATTAAGCCCACTCTCGATGACCTCCTTGAATCGGTCGCTGCCATCCAGTCGCACATGCTGAACGGTCATAGATGAAACATCCAGCGCAATACGGTTATAGACCGAGGTAATGATCGAACGCTCATTTCCACGGCTGAAGAGTGGACGGTCGGGGCGATAACCGTAACTCGGCCCAATCGACATCCGAGAAACATAAGAATCTCGGTTCATGAATGTATTCCATGCGTGCTTTAGCCGCGTGGCAACTGTCATTTCCATTCGGAACTCATCACCTCCTTTATGGCAAAAAAAATTCCGCAGACCGTTCAAAGTCTGCGGAGCATGGTAAATGATTTAGCTCTCCATTGTTCCCTATTCAAATGCTTCCGGATTCCGCTTGTAAGCAATATAGGCATCCATCATAGCCGACACAGCGTCGATCTTCTGCTCATACCGCTTCTTCATCAGCTTCCGGTTTCCATTGGTATCTTCCATGGCGATGCAGTTACCCATAGCATAGGTCATCAACTCTTCGTCAAAGAGGAGCATCCGGTCTTCGGCCAGCTTCTTCAGCTCACCCAATGGAACGGACTCCGTCTTCGCGCCCTGAATGACTTTCTCAATGCCGAACGGGCCGTTCTCAGCCGCCCAGCGTTCCACAAACTCCTTGGCGTTATATGGATCATAGCCAAAGCAGCGGACATCATACCCACACGCAACGATATACTCGTCCAAGTCCTCATAGACCTGCATCGGGTCCAGAACCGTTCCATCCAAAACGACAAGACTGCCCTCATCCATGAACTGCTCATACTTATTACGCATAGCAGCGGGCAGCTTATTCAGTGTTCTGGAAGTAATGTAGTTTCGGGTCTTCACGCCAAAGGAACCGTTACGCAACGGGAACAAAAATGTGAACGAACAGAAGTCGTCACCCTGAGAAAGGTCTCCGCCCAGCGAGCAGGCCATCTGCCAGTAATCGCGTTTGCGATGCGGCAGTGTCTCTTCGTAGGTGAAGTAATAGGTATAACCCTCCATCGGCAGTCCGAAACGCTTGGCAAGAATATCATTCCTTGCAGCAGGCGCTTTCTCGGCGCGTTCCACATCAAGCTGATAAGTCTCGTAACTTACAGTCTTTCCGATGTTCGGGTTCGCCTTCATCCACATCTCCGGATAGCCGACCTCGTCGACAGAGTCGAGCTTGTACCACCAGATCGAAACATGCGGATTTGGATAATCCCCCTTGAGAATGCTCATAAGCTCCATTTTGATGGTGTCGCCGGCGCCATTACGAACAGTACCCTCCGAACTGGTGGCCACGATCAGATAGTCGTCCACCTTGGAAGCGCCCTGCTCGATAGCGCCGATAACATCCTCGAGAATGTCGCCGGAGAGCCACTCGTCTACGGTTGCGATCTTGCATCGAAGACCTTGCAGCTTGTTGATCGACATAGGGCGGATCTCAATGAGAGAGCCGGTCAGAAAGTTCTCAATTCCTTTCTTTGTCGAGGCCAACTTAACGCGATTGACCTGCGAACCGGTCGTGTTCTGGAGCGAGCCTTGGGTCAGAAATTGGAATACGGGGCCGCGGGCTCTTGTGATGGCAGTGCGGATTGGTGACATGACCTCTTCGGCAAGCTTCATGGTTGGAGCTGTCGTGATCTGATGGGTCGTACTTGTGTCTACATTCTCAAAGAATGATTGGATGCACGAATCATAGATCGACTTAGCGGCGCCTCGTCCGACGATTAGGTATTGCTTGTTCACAAGCCGCTTCTTGATCATCTTCTTGACATAGTGCCCGCCTCGTCCGTCCGCGTTCGGCTCATAGACCGTGCGCTCCACAAAGTAATACCAGCCGAATACCTGCTCGCCCCACAGCTTGAAGCTGTCAAGGAGGTGAAGATCGGAACCATCCGTCAGGGTCATCTCTGCCTCGCAATACTTGATCCAGCCCTCAACGGCTTTATCATCATAATAGATTCCTGGATTTGCGATCAGATCGTCGATCCGGTTCATCTCCATCGAAATCTCTTTGCAGACAGGGATCTCACCACGAATCACAGCTTCACGAAACTTTCCGTAATACCGGGGAACAGCAGTATTCGACAGGGCCATTCAGTATTACCCCGCCTTCTTCTGCAACTGCTGAATTGCGAGAGCAATGCTCAGAGCCGAGCTGCCGACAGCCAAAACCGTTCCGGCATTGTCAAGCACATCCGAAAGATAACGGCGGCCTTTAGACACCGACTCCTTGGCAAACAGATCATTGTACTGCCGTTCCAAAAGCTCGCGGTTGATCTGGTCGCGAAGCTCCTTGTCGGTCTTCTTGCTCAGGTCCATACGCTCTTTCTTCGTAGCATTGCGGCTGTCCTGATCCATCTTCTTCGCCCGATTGACAAGTTCAGAAGTGGCATCCACAGCTTTCTTGGTCGACTCAAGCTTGGAGGGCGGGGTCGGCTTTTTCGTCAGATCCTTATATTTGTTTTCCAGAGATAACCGATTGATTGCCTTTCTAAGGTCTTCATCTTTCATCTCTTTCACAGGATCTTTCTTCTCCTGCTGAGCGCGGCGTTTTCCCTCAGAAGTGTAACTGCCGTCTGAATTCTGGAAACGGCGAACGCCCCATTTCTGGCCTTTGATGCCATAGTGGCAAAGTTCATCCATTTTGACTTTCCTCCTCTCTTGCAGCATTATCGGCTGCCACGAAAAGCCGCCACTCAAACTCGCTGATTTGACGGTTCATCGCGTCAACAGCAGAGGAAGCGGTAGGCAGGTCGAAAAGCAGCCGAACTTTAAGGTGCATATAAGATTTTACAAGGGCAAGCCGACAAGGGTCATCCTCCAGAAAGTCAGACCACTTTTCATCAACCCCTGAAATGGCAAAGCCTTTCTTTGGGCCAACTCCCATCTGTCCAAGAATGGAAAAGACAGAGTTGATGTGCATGATAAGGTCAGCATCAAAGTGAGTGTAACTCTCGTCAATTCCGAGAAGCTTCTTCACCGATGTCAGGATGCTTTCAGTCGTATCCATAGATGCACTCCTTACTTGGAAAGGGCAATGTACTTTCTCATACAAAAGCCCTCGATCCCATCAGAAGTGCGAACTTTGTAAAAGTCTTCCGTGGACGCATCCAAGTCAATGCAGACCTGTGTCAGCGCGTCAATGACGACCGCAACATCTGCGTTGATGTCAGGCAGCTTACGCACATTCAGATAGAGACAGTCCGTAACAATGCCGGAGCCAGTATGCGGCTCATTGACCGCTTCTGCCTCAGTGCAGAGTTCCGTCACATCCTGACGCTTACCACGAAGCTCCTGAATGATGTCCTGCTTGCGAGGATTATTCTGCATAGTCTGTTCCTCCTTTGGTTTAATGTTTCCAGGGACAGGTATCATTCCTTGTCCGCTGCGGTGGTTCGGTGAGCAACAGATTTTTGTCACCGTAGTGAATTGCCTGATGCGTCTCATGGGTCGTTGTGATGAGATACTCAGGGTCGAGTAGAATGTCTGTCCGTTCCAGAAGATCCCTCTGCCGAATCGGGTTCAGATGGTGAATGATGACTCGACCAAATATCTCGTGACCTTCGATGCCAAGGTCGCAGCCAAGATCTCTTGCAATCACCGTGTCTCGGATCTTCTTCCATTCCAGCGACCTGTAAAAGACCTGGTTCATATAACGGTCGAAGCCAAAAGTCGTTTCGCCGACGATGCCGTCAAGCCGAAGATACTCAAAGCGATCTTCAAAGGTTGGAAGAAGAACAAGCTCCGAATAGCTTTTAATATTCATCCTCTTCGTCCTCCTGCCCCTGATAGCTCTTCATAGCCTTGGCCGCCTTGAGGTACAGATCCTCCATCTTGGCGGAGGACTCGATCGCTTCGGCCTTTGCCGCGGCAAGATCCCTCTGCTTCTCAAGCAATTCTTTTTCAATCTGGGCTCTGGTGGAGCCGAGTTTCAGAAAATGGGAAATCACCTGAGAGGAAGCAGTGCCGTTGCGCATTTGCTCTTCGGCAACATCAATGGCTAAGGCGATCAGTTGCTTCTCTCTTGCTTCAGGAGTAAGAGCCGCACGGGATTTAGGTACTTTCTCAGATGATCTTGCAGCCTTTGCCATCCTTGCCACCTCCTCTCGCTGTGTTTGATCATGGTATGCACTGTGTTTTGTATTACTTATTTGGACTTTGAGACAGGGCTTGAAAGAACCCACAGAACTGACTGGCTGAACAAGTTGAAAGGAGAAATCCCCAAATGAAAGATGGAGGTAGAGAAAGCACTTGCATGACCCGGTCGTGGCGATTCCATGGAAAGAAGAACACATCAGGAGGTGAAATATCAGCCCTGTGGGCCCGTTCAAACCCTGTCTCGTCGCCCAAAACTCCCGCCGGCTGCCCCAACCCCGAAAAATATTTTTCAAAAATATCCCCCGGAGAATTTTCAAAGACCGCCGCGATGCAGAGGGGGTGCTGTTTTTGTGACCCCCCCCTATACCTTTTGGAGAGCAAGGCAGTCTCGCTAAGCAAAAGGTGACTGGGAGTTAAAACTTATTGTGTTGTAAAAACAGAGTCAAAGATAAAACCTCCCGATTTGAGTGAAAGAGACTGCTAAAACCTTTATGCACTCACGGGAGGCGAATCCTTTGTGTCTGCTTTTACTTTTTTGTAGATCCCAAGGGGATCGTATTTGATGATGTCGTCAATGGCACGCTCAAGTTCCTGTTCGTTTTCAGCATCTGAAAGCTGATCGGAAGTCCTGGCTATACGGGCCAGGTAGGCGCAAGAGTGATAGCCTTTGCCTTCATCAAAGCGATACCAAGCATCGTACTGGGTAAAGGGATCATACGGATTATCTGTCGTAGTTAGCGCGCATGATTGAGCCATTTTCTCTCACTTCCTTTCATGAATTCAGATACTTGGAAACGGCAGAAGTCGAAATTCCCAAAGCTTCAGCGATTTCAGCATTTGTGTGGCCAGAATTCGCCATTGCTTTTATTCTGCTAATGCGAGCATCAGACAACTGCGTTGTTCTTCTCGGCGTTGCTCGTTCTCTAACGGTTTTCGGTTCGGCATAACGCAAGATCTCGCTCAAGGTTGTGTCTGAAATTGCACCAGACTGAATTGCAGTCCATTCGCCATCGCTGATTGTAATGCGAGTTCGCTTTCCGCTTGCACCAGTAGAATTTCTGGCATCGCTGATGGCAGCACGACGGATCTTGGAAATCTCATCTTTGTCAGTAATGTTGTTTGCCTGAACCTTTGCTTTTACACGAGCATTTGCAATTCGTTGAGCTTCTCGTTCAAGAGGAGCATTCAACTGTGCGACCTTGAGAGCAGCCATAAGGCGGTTCACTTCGGGCTCAAAGGCCTTGGCCGCACTGGCAGAGCGCTTCAGAGTAGGGGTAGCCTTGTATTCAAGACGGGCCTTGTTGGCAAGGTCTTTCATCTTGTTGGCATAGTCGGCATAGGCCTCTTCCTGAAGCGTTCCAGAAGACATCGAACGAACATCATCAACTGCGAGGATGCGTTTAACTTTAGTGGTTGCCGCTACCGTCTTTCCGGTACGGGGGTCCACATAAGTTCTGCCGGACTCCTTGTAAACGACTTTTCCTGTCAGAGGATCAATGACACCGCTGCCCTGACGCTCCGGTACCTCGACATCCTGCTTTCTACGGGATAGGAGGGTAGAGGCGCCGCCATGGTGACCAGTCTCGTCGTCAAAGCCTTGATACTTCTTCTTGAGCTCGGCGATACCATTGTCTTTCTCAGACTGCCGGTAGTCGAGCTTATGCTTGGCCGCATCAATGACAACCATGCTGTGTTTGACCGCTCTTGCGATCTCAGGCTCAGTAGCGCCTTTCAGAGTCATGTCAGTAATGAGATTTGAAATCTCACCCATCTGTCTCTGTGTAGCAGCACCCTTTGCAAGGAGCCGAACGCCAGTCTTGCCCTCAGTCGAGTAATCAGTCTTAGGATCGAAGTCTTTCAAATCCTTAAGGGCGGGGGTAGATTGGATCTTCACTCTCCCACCGGTCGGAATGACCACGACCTGGTCGCCATCAAAGTCAGCACCAGAAAGACGCTCTGCAACCTTAGGGTTGATGCCAACAGCATCCCGAATGTTCTTTCCGAGAACGGAAACGGCAGTCGGGTTTTTGTTATTGACCGTAAGCTCAGGGATCTCAAAGGTGCCACCATGCGGATAGCGAATTAGTACGACCTTTTCGCCATCACGATAGTTCGGAGCAAAGATCTCGGTCTCTTTCATCGCATTGAGCGGTAGTATGACCTGTGTGCTCTGACGAGGAAGAGCAGCCGCTTTCAGATGGACAGCAGCCGAGTCACACTCATCCGCAAAGTCTAACAGGAGCTTCCGCTTTACGGTGGGGTTGTTCAACGAACAGATCTCCGAGAACTCGTCAGCAGCATCAGCGTAAGTCAAATCCAACTGCTTCTTGATAAGCTGGATGGGCTGCTTGGAAAGGAACTGGGAAGAAAGATTTTTACTCATCTTGTCCCAGTCGCCCTCTTCTTTCAGCTTGTTGATCGCAGAAAGCTTCTCATTGCCGTCGGCGTCGATATAGTGACTCTGGCCATTAGCCTTAATCAAGGCCCCGAAAGGGTTGTCGGGATCATCCTGAATTTTCTTCAGAACATCCATCTTAGGCGTTCCGGTATGCTTGTTGGTGTTAAAGACAATGTCTGCGCCATCGGGCATATCGTCAGAATACATCGCCATTCCTTTGAGGTAATGAGTACCATCCACAAGGATACGAACCTGAGCATAGTGAGAGTCTCCCAAATCAAGGTCAGCAACGCCGCGACGGATCTCAATAACACCGTCTTTCAGTGCGCCACCCTCATCGCCATAAAGGATCTTCACACGGCTGGAATCAATGCTCGCCGGATACTCACGCTTGTCCCAAGACTCGCCGCCATCAGTAGAATGGTAGTCACCAACAGACTTCACCAAATCAAGGTTCTGATAAACCTCTCTCTGGTCGATCTCAGGAACGGAAATAACGGGAGTGATCGTGCGTTTCTTCGGGTCGTTTACCTGGGGAACGCCAACGCCATAGCGGTTGTAACCCTCGGTTTCCAAAATGAAAAGAGCCTCTTGAAGAACACCGGTAGAAACGCCAAGCTGACGCTCAACGCCGGTGCCTACATCAATGGCTCCTTTTTCCGCAAGCTCTTTCTTCAGAATCTCTGCCGTGGCTTGCGCCTTATTCTTATTGGCTGCCGTATTCTCATTCAGCAGTGCGCGAACAGAAGAGTCATTCGCATAACCGAGGATTGAGGCGATCTCATCCAGCGTCTTACCGTCTTCCCGCAAAGAACGGGCACGGTCTGCCTGAAGAGCACGGCGTTCATGCTTTGCGACGCGAACCTGCATCCGCAAGTCAGTCGTCGAAAGATGAAGTTCATCAGCAATCTGTTTTTCAGTTTTGCCGAGCCGCTGAAGCTCTTCAACGCGAGCAAGAAAGTCGCCGCCATGTTGGTAAGGGTTATCACCGGAACCCCATGGATAGCGCCCAGAGCGCCGTTTGACGCCATAGTGCATCAGAATATCTTCCTCTACGAGGTCCATAGCTTAACCCTCCTCTTCTCTAATTTTGTTGATGACCTTGTCGGCTGTGATGATCCTGTCCATGATTGGCAGAATATCCTCAACAGTCGGCTTATGGTACAGAATTTGATCGTGCTGGTAGATACGCAACTCCATTTCAATGTCGGCTGGACGAATATGATACTCCAAACAGAACAGAGCGGCATAGACCTCCAACTGTTCAATATGAGCATCAATTTCTCCGGTCTTCAAATCATGGATGCGAAGAAAATTATTTCGGAAACAAATCGCGTCAGTCGTTCCGAAACAGTTCGGGGAATAGTAGAGGATCTGTTCCGGCGTCATCTTATAACCGATAGCGTCATTCACATACATGTTCAGAGTCTTCTGAGACTTGGGAAGTTTCTGCCCCAAAAGAATACACTGAGCGGCGAATGCGTGAAGAACAGTTCCTTTCTGTGTTGCCAGAAATCTCACATAGGAGTCCGCGATTTTATCGTCGGTGTAATTGATCCAGTGATACTTACTCGCACCAAGGAAGGCGTGCTGACCTTCAAGGTTGGAATGCCTGTTGAAGTTCATTCAATACCTCCTCTTTATTTTCCGGACACACAAAGCGAGAGAATGACATATCGTTCATCTTCTCGACATAGTAGTCCTGATTTGGGCGCTTCTTAGCTGTCGCAGACCTCTTGCATTCGAGGGAGGCCCACTTCTCGCCATAAAGAATCAACAGATCGGGAAGTCCCTGAATTTGGTCCATCTTGAAAACCATACATCCAGGGAACAACGCTTTCAATGACTCGATTAAACGGTCTTGAAATCCGCTCTCAAGTCTGGAACTTCTGGCCACGAAATGACCTCCTTTCGACAAAAAATAAAATGGAGAGAGGGAAATGTGTAACACATCTCTCTCTTCTCCATAAAAGACCCTGTTTTTTCTGCGGAAGCCAAAAAGGGCATAAAAAAGAAGAGCCTTGTTAGGGCTCTTCTTTTTGGCTAAGATATCCTTTTACATCGTATCCCATTCTTTCCAAACAATCAAAAGATTTCATCGCATGATTCTTCATCGCCATTTCTGCTTTCTCATCTTTCAAGATGCCGATTTGGTTCAGCACATTGCAGATATCAAGCATATTTGTGTGATACTGAAATCTTGCCTTTGCAATTTTTCTTGTAATGTCCATAATGGTTCTCCTTTCAAATTAGGTCTCTTCCATAAAGGACATTGCTAAACGTGCGCAAATATAAATTATACTCTTAGCTATTGTTTCTCAGATAGCGAATGAGAATCCAAATCAACCACAGACCTCCGGTGCAACAAGTAAGTATCACATCCAAAATTAGGCCGGCAGTCCCGCGCTTTTTTCCACCATTTCTACTCATCGGTCTCCTCTTTATTTTTATTCGCATGACTGAGAGCAGCAAATTTTACAGCGCCATGTTTCACAGTGTCGATTGCGTTGGATAAAGTATTCTTCGTGCGCTCTCTTTGGTCAAGCCGATGCTGCTCAAGTTTGTCAAACTTTTGTTGGCTCGCGTCAATAACCTCTTGCGTTATGCACTTAACTTTGACCACAGTCCCCGAAACAACTTTTTTCTTTGCTTTGGGCTCTGTCTTAATAACTTGTGACTCAAAACAATTTCGATATCTCGGGTCAACGTCTGCGAGGACCGTTTTAACAAGTGTGGCTTTCAGTCCACATCCTTCCAAAATTTCCACAGCTTGTGAGTAGGACACTGCGTATCCTTTAGAATACAAGGGTGGCACGGACACAAGTTTTTTGCGTTCCTCTATCGTTCTCTCAGCAAAGTCACAGGCTGCATCGGCAGCAGGTCTGACAAGGGGTAGTATTGCTGCGGCAGCGGCTATGATAGGTGCCAAATTACCGCCACCGGCATTGACAGGATCTTCTTTTTTTCCCATATCCAATTCCACTCCTTTCGGAAAAATAAATAAAAGGTGCGCCCCAATGAAGAGACGCACCATGCAAAAGCGCATCTCTCATTGCTGCGACACAATCCTCTTACCACCACTATGGGTATAACGAGTTAAGAGAGAAACACTTGTTGCCAAGTAATTCTCCCTTAGTGAAGCGGATAAGAAGATTTAATTGTGTCGCAAGCTTAGTATATCACACTCGTACACGAAAAGAAAGTCAGAGTTTTTGAGGAAAATCAGGCTTTGGCCAAAAACCCACTTTTTCTCGTCACTTATATATATTTTTTTACATTTTTCTTCACACTAATTAAAGAAAAAAGTGGGAAAGTGGGCAGAAATCCCGCAAAGCCTTGTGTACCAACGGTTTCAGCCTGCCCACTTTTCAAATAAAACCGGGCAAAAACCCACTTTTTTTGGCCAGAACCGTCTCTACAAGCCTCTCAACTCGCCAAAATATATCAAGTTTCTGAAAGAAAGTGGGCAGAAGCCCGTTTTTCAAAATAAAAGTGGCCACGATTTTTGCGCATGAAAGAGCCCCGAATTCTATCTTAGATTAGACAGAACCGGGGCAAATTCACGCAGTTTTGCTAAAATGCTCTCCGCTGATAAGGGAGATTTTTTGCCATAATCGGGATGTAGTCATATTGCTTGAATGACTTTTTGGAGTGTTTCTGAAGAGATTGACCGTACTTTTTAGGCGGCATTCCGTATCGGTTTGGCCAGAGCGCATCATCGTCGAGGACGGCTGATACAGTCACGGTGACAGCTTCCCACGCATCAACAATATCAGCAGCCAACTGATTGATGGCTTCGCTAAAGGCCTCGAATGCCTTCACAATATCTTCAGTAGGAAAGTTAAACATTTTTTCTACCTCCATACTCGTCCGGACCGTTTGTCGATCAGAACGACACGACCTTCGATTTCAAAGTCTGCCAAGTCACACACATCCTTGATAGACCTGAGCAACTTCTTAAAGCGAAGCTCCTCGATTTCAAGGTTCATCATTGCCTGGTAGGCTGTCGGATCTGAGTAGCCCTCCGAGTTTTTTCGGTCGCTCATTGGTCACCTCTTTCTTTCTCCCATTTTTCAAGATCACAGCCGATCTCTTTCAGCTTGTAGGTACAGAGCCAGACATCATCGCCCTGTTCCATCTCATAACGACGGATCAAAGCCTCGATGCCGCGGGAGAAGTTGTCATAGAATTTTTTAAGCCTCTTATTGCCGAAGCCGAGCTGTTCACGCAGCTCCCACAGAACCAGAGCGTCGATCTCTCGGATATGCTTTCGATCGTACTCTGCGAGCTGTCGCTGTATCTCCATGTCCATAGCCTTTTTCTCGGCAGCGGACATTACGGCTCCGAACACTCTTTTTCCGGCTTTCTTTACTTTCATGAACGGGTCCTCCCATGATCCAGTTTTCTTTTGCGAAGAACATCGGAACTCCGAAGAAAAGAGAAAGGAGAAGGACCGTACCATCCCTCTCCAAAATAACAACCGGCAAAGATGCCAGCACCATCAATACCGCATAGATCTTGTTGCGGATCAGTTCGCGCTTCCACATAATCATTACTCCTTTATCAGTACGATGTTGACGGAATGAACCAGATATGTAGTTCCGTCAATTTTTACCTGAATCTGATCGCCGTCATCATAGTCTTTCCAGCTTTCAATTTTCCCGCTGATGACTGAACCATCGGGAAGCGCCAGGATAGCATTGTCATAGCTGAATGTCGTGTCGATGACTTGTCTGTTACAACCCGTCAGGAACATCAGCATCATGGCGACAACGAGGAGGATCGCCGCAATCATACAAAGCGCTCTCTTAGCTTTCATCTTACTTATCCTCCCCAACAGTATAGAACGGCTTGTCATAAGCGTACATAGTCGCATGACTCTCATCTGGTGCATCCATCTCCAACACAGTCATGATGGCATAGTTTGCGAGATCGAGCAGCGTATCACGAATGGACTCATCCGTAACTTGCTGCTGGTCGCGGTCATTACAGGAAAGGCGGGACAGGGTCTTGAAGCGGGAGAACTTATCTCCAAGACGGATACGGGCCATAGCAAGACCTTCCTCGACGAAAGTGGTATGGAAGCTGTCGCCATAGTCGTGGTTTTTGCGTGCGTAGAGTTCATTCAGCCCATCGCAGATTTCCTTATGTCTCAGAACTTTATCGTTCATTGTAAACCTCCTTAATTCTTCATAGGCGACAGGCCAAGTCGTGTCCGGTAGTCATTGTGAGAGATCAGACCGCTGGCTCTCATGTTGCGGAGTGTCTCCTCATCCGGCCACGGGAAGACCGAAACAGAAACACCGCCATCAGGCGAAATATAAATGGACACAGAGCGGTCACGAGCCGCCATTGCTTCATCAATGATTGAGTGGATTTTTTTCTCATCCATTTTCACAAGCTCCTTTCAAATATCATTTGCTCTGCGATGCAGACTGTGTTCGGCGTCAAAACCATCGGGATAGCGGGTGCGGAGCTTATCAATGTTCATCTGGAAGATCGTCTCCAGATCATATCCGATAGCTTCTGCGCTGATGGCCAAATACCATGCGACATCGCCAAGTTCTTTTGCCATGTGTTCGCTATCGAAAGCGTGGCCCTGGTAAAGATGCTTTTTGAGAATATCAATGCACTCTCCGGCTTCGCCGTTCAGACCCATCAGGCCGTTGAGAATACGAGGGTATTCCTTAGACATTCCTGATGCGGTCCGAAGTGCTTCTTTCTGGTACTCATTAGGTGTCATAGTATTCACACTCCTGAAAAATATAAAAAGAGAAGAGCCTGTGTTTCCACAAGCCCTTCCCTCTGGGTAGAGATTAGAATTTCAGCTTTTCGTTGATCTTCGCGATTTGCTTCTCAGCCTTTTTCTGAATCTCGGTGTTCCCGGCTGCGATTGCCAGGTCAAGGATTTCCTGCCAGTCTTCCAACTGGTCAAGCAGCATACCCTTGTACTGGTTATCTGTCATACCCACAGAATCACCACCATCCAGAAGGTGAGAATCGTTGCGTTCAGCCATAGCCTAACAACCTCCTTCCATAATAGGCGATGTACTTTTTGCGCAAAAGTTGTCATTACTATTGTATCATACGCAAATGAGCGGTGTCAAATGGCCTGCTTACCAGTGATGAGCTCGCTGTATGGAAGGCTTTCAATCCAGTCGCAGAGTGTGTGCCATTCGTCGAGCTTATGATTGCGGCGAGACTTGTACATGTTTGCCAGGACTTCATAGTTCAGCATAACCGTCCGTCGCTGATTGTACGAGCTCGGCAGGAGCTGGATCATCTGCCACCAATCCTGCTTATCCTTGGTTTCAAGGTAGCTTTCGCGATATGCGTTTAGCATCTCGATTGTGCATCTAAGAATATCAAGAGGCGTCATCCATACCTTGTGTGGCGAAGTGATATCTTCATCGACGGTTGCACTCTCAATCCAGTTACGGTGATAGGGTTCGCAATTCAGATGCTCATGGCTGAAGTCGTCCAGTGTGAATTCCTTATCCGCGATTTTGTGCATCGTAGAGCAGGAGTTCATTTCGATGTCATACTCTAAGTAGCCGTCGTCGATAATGTCAGGCTCATCATCACCAAACCTTTTACCGGAACGATATGTCTTGAACTCTTTCCACCAGTACAGCGGGGCGGTGATGTCGAGATAGACGGTAATCATCCGCATGAACTTGCGATGATCCGTACCAGCGTTGCGGAGGGCCATCATGAGGTGCTTATCGTTGGGGCCAATGCAGAAATTTTGCTGGCATTCTCCGCAACATTTTTCTTTCCCATAAGGACATTCCGGGCCGCTATCGCTTTTCGCCCAAGAGTTTTTAGGGTTTCGCATACCACGAATAGCGTGCTCCCAGCCAAGAACTTCGACATTTTCAACTTTCAGCATTTGCTTCTCCTCTCCTTAATGCCTCATGGTGCTTTGCCATCTCACAAAGTATCGCGTTCTCCTCATCACAGAATTTGATAGAAGACGGACCAACACGACGAACGCCGTCTTCGAATTCAACAATTCCAAAAACCTGCCCGTTTTGTCCGCCAGGATGACCTCCACGAAGAGGGCTTGCGTCGACAACCTTGCTCCACTGCTCCCAACGGTGAAAATATCCGAGCTTACCATTGACTTCGCAAAGGCGCGTCGGAAACTCAACATTCATTTTAATTCCAGCCATTACAAACCTTCTTTCTGTTGGCCGCGAAGAACCTCAATGCAGTCGCAGTCAACCGTAGCAGCTTCGACATTCATAGCAGAGAGCATCATCTGAAGCTCGTCTACGAGATACTTCTCGCTCTTACCAAGGCCGCCGCTTGCGAGAAGACGGATGTAGTTTGTCACCGTGATGGGAACAGGAATTTTCTTACCCATCTGAGCAGCGAGTAACTGAATATACTTAGCCATCGGATAGGTAGCCACAACGATGGTAGCACCGGTCTTTTCAGACATTTCGATAAGCATAGTGGTTTTGCCGCTTTGCCGTTCGCCGATATAAACAGTGGTCATTTAGAAGTCTCCTTCCTCGTTCTTGCCAAGACCTTCTTTGCCTGAGAAGTGGAGCCAAAGACTCGCTTCGTAACAGCAGCACAGAACCCGGCATAGGGATCATTGTGGTCACCCTCGCCACAAGAAACGATAGTCTTGGTTCCGTCGAGCCAGAACACGATCGTTTTAGGACCACTGAAAATGACCTGCTTTACGCCGAGTGATACCCTGGGGGCTCCGAAAGTGCAGTTGAGGAAAGCCTTAGCAAGAGCCGCCGGAATGATTGCATCGTTGCGCTTCGGCGCATCAAAGAGTGAAGGTGTCACATTCTCTTTCTTGAACCAGAAGAGGCCGTATTTGCTTGCGTGGTTTTTAAGGCCGGCAAACTCCACTCCGACCCGATCATCTGTAAACTTTTTAATGATGCCGAGTTTCCCGGTGTATTTACCACCGTACTCGTCACCGGATTTAATGCTGACTATTGTATCAATAGGGATCATATTTTTTCTCCTTTCAAATATCAGTGGTTACTTCTTGTCGATCCTGCGGGCTTTCCGCTCTTCGTACTCAGCCTGCTCGATGCGAACCATGCCGTCCGGACCATCTTTGAAATATCCATTCAGATCAACGACCTCGCCATTGGGAAGAATAAGCTGGAGATAGCCGACGGTATCGAAGTCGCCATTTTTCTCATCGGTCAGAAACTCTTCGACGATGATCTTGAACTTCTTGTCCGCCGGGAAGTACGGAAGCGTGATCGGATACATCTTGTCGATAAGGCGAGTACCGAAGCCGTTTCTGAACGGAATATCAGGGCTTTCTTTGTTGATGAGCTGAACACGGTTGACATCCGAGTAAGTGACCGTACCGTCCTCGGCGACATCCTTAAACAGGCTGCTCATGCGCTTGCACTGGAAGTGCTGGATAGGATCGTTCTCACCAAACTCGACCTTAGTCCAAATATCAGGATCGTCCTCAATGGGGGTAAGGCATTTGCCGTCGATGAGGCGGTTCAGGATGCTCTTGGTGATCTGAATGCTCATACCGGAGTGGCCGTCGCGTTCCAAAGACCTATACGCTCTGAGGGCACTCTCATAGCATGCAACACCGTAATCCCAGTCGTTTTTATCTTCGGCACTTTCGCGTTCTTTCTGAGAAGCAAGAGCAACTTCACGAGCCGCCCAATCACTCTCGTCATCCGTAAGGGACAGTACCCGCTCGACATCCTTATCGGTATGGCCGTCCCACTCAGGGGCAGTGGCCACCTCTTTGCAGTGGAACAGGTCCCAGTCCTTGTCCTCGTAATGATAGGTATAGGGCCCCTTTGGCGTGTCGATGCCAACGATGAACCAACCTCCTCCAAATGGAGCCTCGCCATCCGAATGCTTGTGGGATTTCCAAGCAAGCGTCGGGAAAGTGTTCACCAAGGCCGCGAAGAGGATGAGCCGCTGATAATAGAGGGAATTGAAAGTGTGGAACCCGTCAGAGAATTCTCCGATATCTTTCTCGGACATCAAGACTGCGCGATCATCCCAATATTCATTGGCGAAGATCTTCCGGCAGTCAGTCCCAAATGCTTTGATAATTTCGGGCAGATTCTCATTGACAGCATCGAGGTGGATGCCCTGCTCCTTGCAGAACGAGAGTGCTTTTTCCAAAGGTTCGCCGACGCGGTTCGTCCAAAGAATGATTTTGGCGCCAGCTTCCTGTTCGGCCTTAACCTTGGCGATGTTTTTTTCAATCGGCGCACCAATCTCAGGCCATTTGTTTTCAACCAAAGTGCCATCGAAGTCGACAGCAATAATTTTTGCGTTATTCATGATTTCTCCTTTTCATATCATGCAGCTTTCGGCATCGGTGCAGTAGACCACCCAACAAAGCGACCCTCATTGAAGTTCTTCTTCTCCTTGAGTGCCTTGCTGATCGCCAGATCAATGCCGGAAAAGCTCTTTAGATGGAAGTAATAAAGGTCACTGAATGGCGTCGTCAGACGGTCGATTCGTCCGGAAGCCTGAACCATGACCTTATAGGAATAGTTCTGCGAGTAGAAGATAATCGTATCAGTAGTAATGCAGTTCCAGCCCTCGCAGCCGGCCGTGTACTGCACGAGATAGACCCATTTGTCGCCGGTCGGGATCTCTTGATGCTTGTGACCGTTCCATTCAGCGACTTCAGTCCCATCGGGGTAACCAAGGTTTTTGAGAATATCAAGCTCGTAGTCGAAATTGTAGAAGATGATGACTTTAGGGTGATCTTCCATAATCTCCAGCACGGCCACGCTTCGGGACTCGTCCGAATTTACCACGCGGCGCCAGTTCATACAAAGCTCAGAAGCTGTTTCAATAGGACGGTCTTCCCAAGGGTTCCAGCGGCTTCGAGAAATATCTTTGTAGAGCGGAATGTTGTAGGAAACAGGCACATCCTGATGATGCGATGTGGTGTGCCGCTCGAACTCCATCGTCACGAGAATGCGATTGCGCAGACGGATCAGCCGTCCGGTGTTGAGATACCGATCAACCTTTGGATACTTTGACCGCCAATCATAAACTACATGCTGGTCGATGAAGTCGGTCTTGTTCCGGTAGAACCCATTTGCGATGAAGACTGGGATATAATCCTGCCAGGTATCCCCGGGGGTAGCGGAGAGCAAGATCCATTTATTCACCCTGGCGATTTTCAGGAATGCTTTTGTCCAAGCCCCGTAACCGACGACACGCTGCTCGTCAAATATAAAGAAACTGTTTTTTACATCTTTGTACTTGCCGATGTTGTTCCATGAGTCGATGACGACCTTGTTCTTGTAATAATTGCAGTCCTCATGGGTGGAGAGCAGGAATGGAGCCAACTCGTCCTCCCATTCACAGGTATCGCGCTTGCGTGCAGTGGTGATGATGTAAATATCAAGCGGATTTTTCATCGGCGCATCAGGAATATCGAGGTTTCCGCCCTGCTGAAGATAGTAATAGGCGAGAGCAGTTCTGGATTTACCGGAACCGACCCCGCCGCATAGAATGCAACCGTTCTTCATTTTTTCAAGGGCGCTGCGCTGATGATCGTACAGACTGATACTCATGACTTAGCCATCCCGATTAACACTTCAATATCTGAAAGAGACAGCTCAAGGTCACTCCAGTCATAGTCCTCATATCCATCCTCTCCAAGATCTCTTGTCGGAGATACCATTACGGTTGCCGCATAAGCTTCGGGGCAATTCAGCGGATACTCAACACTGATTTCGGTGTGAACAGCATCAGGATAGAGGCCTTCGAGCCATTCTTTTGGCGCGATAAAGTAGAGAGTCATCGTCTCGTACTCATCACTTTTGTATTGGTCTTCAAGAATGACTTTTTTCGTGTCAAAATCTTTAATGGTCATTGCTTTCACGCTCCTCTCGCAAAATATCCATCATTTGACTGACAACTCGACGAGTATGCCAAACATCGCTAAAGTACATGGGCGTAAACCAGTAGTTCTCCAAAGAGTCACCATTTCTGATCGGATCGGTAAGAGAATTGCCGACCTTGACGAATCCGGCGACGCCGAGGAGCGATAACTGAATATAGCACATGAGCGCGACTGTCTCCTCGATGTCCTGAGCCGAGAAGAGAATATGGTTCTGGAAGTTCAAGCCGGCCTTTTCAAGGTCGTTCCGTGCTACATTGGCAGCAGCTATCAAAGTCGCACCACCTCCGCAGCAATCATCGTGGACGGTGATAAAGCCGCTTTTTTCGACCTGTTCCGCAACATTACCCATTGTCGCAAGCGCCATGAAGTGACAAACATTATAAGGAGTAAATATCTGCTTAAGTTCGTCGCTTCCGAGCCTCATCCGCATATAGACTTCACCAAGAAAGTCCTGGTCCGGATTTTTCTCCAACGCGACCGTCATTTCGGCAAGAAGCTCCGGGAATAACGCCTGCTCTTCTTTGCGGTACTTGACGATAGCTTTCAGATAACGGTCTTCTCGCTCATCATAATGTGTCTTATCAACAGCATTGGAGAATGCGCAGGCAGTCATCAGAACGAAGTCTTTCCAAATGTCCCACGGTCGATTTCGCTCGGACACGAGCTTGTTGAATGTCTCGATGAAATACTTCTTGTCGTCAGCCCTTGACGAGGAAGCTTTTTTCGGAGCCGGCTTTTGTGGCTCTTTCTGCTGATTTGCTGAAATATCAATTTTCGGTATCTCAGGCGGAATGAACGGCTTTGGCTCATACTTGGGGAGCGACTTAGCCGGTTTCGCCTTATGAACCGCTTTCTTCTTTTTCTTAGGTTTCCAGAAAGGCATTGGGTCCTCCTTTCAAAAAGTTAAAGGGACGCCGGCTACCTCCTAACCAGCGTCCCCGCAATGCTTATTCCTGCGGATACTCGCTCGCAGCATACTTCTCAGCGAACTCATCCTCTTCGATGGTGACATACATCGTCTTGAGGTAGGCCTTCACACCGCTCTTCTCGTTCTTGGTGCCCTCCTGGATGATCCAGTTATAGGGGCGGATGATGAGATCCACATTGCTGATCTCGGCAAAGTCGAGAGCGCCGATGGACTCCTCATCGAGAGGCGTCTGCTTGCGGCGGGTGACCATGACGACCTTGGGCGGGAAGTTCTTAAAGCTCACCGCGACCTGGAGATAGTGGCGAGGCTCGTCACCTTCCTCACGAGGAGGCATCACGCGGATATTCCAGCCGTCTTCGATCAGACGCTGAGCATCGTTGTGGTCCTCGATGATAACGCAGAAATTGCGATCACCGGCGCGGTTGTACTTGTCCTCCTTACCGGAAAAGTTCCGGAAGATAATGCGGGCGTTTTCGATGATGATGTTGTCAGTAGCTTTACGACTCATGATTAAGACTCCTCTCAACTGTTAAAATGGATATTGGAATGGACTGTAATGAACTCGTTCCCGAGCTTCCTGGTGTGCCAGTTCCTCTTTTTCAATGCAGAGGGTGCAGATGTTTTTCATAGGCTGCGGCTTCTTTTTCCACCGATAAATGTTCTCGCAGTTTCTCAATCCACATCGCCTGCAAGTAAACCAACGAGCACCGTCTTTGGTGAAGCTTTTCTCCATGGAATTACCTCACATCAAACGGTGTACTGTCTTCTTCGTGGGGTTCGCCGGGGCTGAACCAAGGCGGCGTGTCAGAAACATACGGGTCTTCGGAAACGAACCACTCGAAATCGCCATACTTGGAAATATCGGTGGCCGCAGCATCAACGAGAGCATCATAGTATCTCCGGTCAATGCAGTCTTCCTTTCCGAGAATTTTGACCATCTCAGATTCCATCCATAGATAGTCTTTTGTTCCGACGACGGAATCGTACTTGACATTGCCGTTCTTATCGGTGTTTTGACGAACGAGTGAACCTCCACCACAACCGGACTTAATCGGGGTAAACAGTCCGACCTTTCCGATGAACTGCAAAGTATGACCATTATCAAGTACAAGGTTATCCTCGGACTGTATTGCCATGTCCGGATTGTTGATATAGGCCGCGGCTTCATCAGGGCTTCTGTCAATATAAATAGCAGAGGTAACGGACTTCGTCTCACACATATCCTCGAAGGTGATCTCCTCATGCGAGAAGAGCTTCTTGAAGACATATGGGATCTGGAACTGAGTGCCCGTGGCTGTCCACTCACCGGCGTGCTTACCATCTTTGTACTTGGCAATATAAACGGCGTTGTTGACGAGGCACATGCGATCATAAGTCGCTTCGTGCTCGAAAATATAACCGTACATCTTGCCGTAGTCCATGACGAACTGAATGATCTCAGGCGTAGCGTCTGGAATCTTGATAGAGTCCGTCTTGATGTGAGCAACAACAAAGCCCCGTTTCTGAACCTCGTGCTTGAGGTTGATCATAAACAGGGCTCCGCGCTTGGCGACGATATTATCTTTGTTACGGTTGTCATGGAACGGATTCTCGAAGCTGGCCGAAGTCAGACCGTAAACGGAGTTGATGGCAATTTTTAGCGCCTGTGCCAGAGCATCGGCGGCACTCTCGTCCGTCAGATACTTTGCCAGAGCGCCGTTCAGCATCTTGCGAGCCTTGTCGAACTCCTTATGCTTAATGGCGACACGAGCATCACGGATCTCACGAAACCGCTTCGTATAGACTGGCCCGAAGAGATCTTCTGCGATGATGCTTGAGGGATGCATAGAAGCAATATCCAGCAGAGCGATATTTCCGTACATACCAGGCTCGGCATAGACATAGCCACCCTCGCCAACTTCTTCACCGCGATAAGTAGACTTGCCTTTGTCGAACTTGTAACCAGGGAAGATCGGACGATCCTTCTTGTCGAACGCCGTATAGTTGTCGTATTCTTCCGGCCCAAACTTGAACGGCAGATCGTCCATGCTGCAAATCTGGCTGGCATCACCCATGTCGCGGTAATTAAACTGATCCTGCGGCTTCTTGTTTCCACCGAAGATAATCTTGGCGGTTAAAGTGTTCGTGGTATCGTTGACGGTCATTCCAGCCACATCGGCCAGAATCTCACGAGCTATGAAGTCAGCCTTACGGGCATTGAATACCGCCTCCGTAGCAATGACATCATTGTCACAATACTCGGCGACCTTCTGCCACATGCTCTCCGGAACAGGCTGGTCCCACGGAA